TCGTGACAGATTCCCCAAAAGGTGAACCAGCCCAAAGCCATAAAACCCTAACCCGGGCAAGAACTTATAGTGAACAAAGTACTGACGCTTCTTTTTCTTCGGATCGTCTTCACGATAATTGCGCCGGATGGACAAAATCTCCATCGAATCCGGGTCGAACGTAACAATGTACGGCAATTTGATGCCAGTTTGTTCTCCGTCCTCGTCCGCGTCTTCAAAACCCTCAATGTCAAGGTTGCAGTGGCACTCGTACAAGGCGTACTCTTCGCTGTCGCCCGTAGGTTCCCTGCCAGAAATATCGTCCAGCCGCTCTTGGATCTGGTCGCGCTCGGTCTCTGCTGGTTCTCCGAGGTCCACGTCCCGATAAAATCCGCTCACCTGCTGCTTACGGAGTTCATTCTTGCTCATACGTAATACGTGTGTAACGCGCTCCGCCGTCATCAGATCTCGTGCCAAATATGGCACAATCAAATCCTTCGGCAAAACGTATGGACTTGTCGCCCTTTCCAGAGATGTGTCGTAATACACCTTCTTGAAGGCACTGCCGCCGTATCCAACATAGAACAGCATCTGATCAAAGTCAGGGTCATACTCTTCCATGACCTGAGTGATCTGGTAATTCATGTACGCCTTTACGCGCTCCGCCTGTGCTTCACGCTCCGGTGTCACCTTTCCAATGATCGCCGCCCTCGCAGGGCCGCCCGGTGGCAGTAGTTCCTTGTACGACTGTGCTTGGAACTGTGTCACAGCCTCATTCAAAATAGGATGGGTCACGCCGGAAGCACCTTCAAAAGGTTCCGAACGCTCCTCAAAGGTCAGACCGAGGAGGACCATCCCCTCTTCATAGACCTTCTTCCACTCTTCGCGGCTGCTGTCGTCATTCTCAATCAAGTCTACCAGATCCAAGGCGATCTTCTTCATGACCGCCTCATCTAGGACCTCTGCTAGATTTGACTGAAACTCGATCTCTTCGACCTCGGCCTCTTCTTCTTCAAAACCGACTTCATCGTCGATTTCAGGAAGGCCATCAATGTCCTCGTCGTCCATCATATCGTCAACTGGACCACCAAGAGGTGTACCGATATTGTTATATGGCTGCATAGACATCAGTAATAAACCCTTTTCCCAACCCGCTCTTCTCTCACCGTCTCGTAATCATCGGGATGTGAAAGAAAGCCGCCTTGCCTGAAACGCATTAACGCCTGTGTCGCCGCATCGCAATGGTCATCATGCTCGCCAAATGGAAAAGTAGCCATCTCTTCGATGACTTCTTCCGCCCAGCTTGTTTCAGGATACCACACTAATCCTGCCTCGAACAGAGGCGCGACAGAATTCATTCGACTGAATTTATCGTTGCCGCGACTTGGCGTGAAATTTACAACAGGGATGCCAGACGCTCGCAATTCCTGTGTCAACGGCATACCCGCAGCCTTCGCTTCCACAAGGATTACCTCCGGCTCCCAGTACTTGTACTCTTCATACGCAATCCTCTTCAGGTCAGGAAACTCCCACCGACCCTTCTTCGCATCCATCAGGATCACGTTCGGTGGACCGTCCTCCTTGGGATAAAACACACCCCACGTATGTATCGCTGTAAAATCCGCCGTCTGCGTCTTCAAATACGCCGTGTCATACGACTGCATGACATAATGCAGACGAGGGATCTTCTCATGCTCCCAAGGCTGCCACCACTCGCGCTTGATAATGGACGAACCGTCGGAGGACGGTTGTTGAAGGTACTGTGCATTCCATTGCTGTAACGGGATCGAAGCCTTGATCTTCTCAAGTTCTTCCAAACTCCAGTACTCAGGCCACAAAGCCTTGCCGCTGTCCAAGATCGCAGGAAATTCGACCACCTCCCACTGATCAGCCTTCGGGTCCATCGCCGACTGCTTTAACAAACGTGCTGTCAGATCCTTCTCACCCCACCGGGTCATCACCAGAATAATCGAACCACCCGGCTGAAGACGCTGTCGTGGACCCGATGTGTACCAGTCCCACGCATTTTCAAGAGCAGTAGGTGACATCGCATCCTGCTCAGAGTGCGGATCATCCACGATGAAAAGATCAGCCCCGCGACCCGCAATCGACCCGCCAACACCAGCCGCATAATATTCCCCACCATCGTCCGTCTCCCAGCGATACGCCGCCTTACTGTCAGACCGTAACTTGACATCAAAGACACCTTGGTAATCCGGCGTCTCCATGAGGTTCTTCACCTTCCGTCCAAACCTGACAGAAAGATCCGCAGTATGGGTCGCTTGCATGATCTTGAGATCAGGCCGTCTACCGATCATCCACGCCGGAAACAAAAAGCTGGCAAACTCGGACTTCGTATGTCTCGGCGGCATGTTGATAATCAGACGTTTCAACTCCCCCCTCGCAACTCGCTCCAGCTTCTCCGCAACAATCTTGTGATGACGCCCGGCAATAAAGGCGGGCCACATCTGTCTTACAAAATCCAAGAAGGAATCCTTCGCCTTCTTCTGAAGTTCCAATTTGGCAGCACGACTCATTAACTGGGCGTACTTCTTCAAAGCATCGTCCGGAATAGCACTCGGTGCTTTTAACAAATGTTGTCTCCAATGTCAGAGGATGGAGGAAGGTGTTACCAGTTCCGCCGATTCTTGTTGTTCTCATACGCATATTGCTGCGCCAACAACTCAAGGCGGTTCAAATACTCAGGGTTGTTTGCAAGATATTCAGAACCGCTTTCCACCAAAGTACTATTATGGCGACCCTGAGTTTCAATATCTCCGTAATACTTCTGCATCAAGGCACGAACAATATCTTCCTGCTCGTCACTGCCCGCACGTTTAAGATCCTCGTTTAGTGTGGGGATGCCACCCTTTTCACGAACAAGAGTAGCGTCCTCTTGGTCCTTCTTCCGAATCAACTGCTCAATACCACGGTGCATTGATTCATGCGTCATAGTAGACGGGTCGGTGTCCTGTGACCGCAGGACCATTGTCATGTCTATGTCCTTCCCCCTCTTGCCTTCTTCGGTAAGAGTGTGAGGGCGGTATTTTCCAGCAGTGTCATATCTTATGTTTTCAGGGTTATCAGAGGAAACAATCGCTCTCGAAGGATCAAACCCTGACGCAGCTATCGCAGATCTCTGAGATGCAATGTATGACCTCATCATATAATCACGACGATCAGGATCTGATTCCGCCCGCACCTGTTGCAAAACCTTGTTGTGATCATCTCCGCCCTTCATGTTATTAAACAAGCGAACAATGTCCTTGCTTGACATGGTTGGGGTCAGCGACTCAATTCCAAGCTGTCTTGCAGAGTTGTCCCCATATGTCGAGTCGTACTTGTCAGCCATGCGAACGTCTTCAGACGACGGGTAATCCGTACGGGGCTCAACCTCCTTGCTTCCAAAAAGAAAATCCAGAATGCCAGCCATGGTTTACTTCTTTCCGCAATTTACCGGACGGGAATAAATATGGGTCATTTCTTCTTGTTCCACCCGCGATTTACCGAGCGGGGCATAACACGGAGATTACCCGGAGTGTTGCTGCCGCCCGAGCGCATGGGCTTGATGTGGTCTATATCTTTTCCGTCGCCCTTTTGCACCAAGCCCGCCTTCTTAAATTTTGCACGGGCCTGATTTCTAAGTGTACGTTTCTTCACGTTCTCTGGTTCAGCGTCATACCCACGAATCATCTTCCGGACCTGAGAAGGTGTGCGATGGGAGGAGGGATCTCTGACTTCCTTTTTGGCCATGCCAGAATTCCTGAAATTTTTATAGTATAGGGGGGTACTGGGACTCCTGACCTCTTTTATATGAAAAGGGGGGTCGGTGCAAGGAGGCGCGTTTCCAATAGGGGCCGGTTTTTGGATATTTTACAAAATGATAATCGTATGTGCAAAATCGTAATATACGTGTGTGTGCGCGCGGCGGGGGTCGCAGCAGGGGGGTCGGGGGTCCAGAATGACTGCGCTAAGGGCTCCCCGTTTTCGGCCAAGGGACCCGCGCAAGCGGACAGCGGACAGCGGACCGCCGCGCATGATTGGCAGATAGCGTGACAGATTGTGCGTGACAGATTGTGCGTGACAGATTGTGCGTGACAGATTGCGCGGACAGATAGCGGTCAACCGTCAAAAGATTGTCAGTAATAATTGACGATTTTTATTGCAATCACCCTTTGAAACGTGTCATAGTGACGACACCAGAGAACCGTTCTCTGGAACCCGTCACTAGAAAGGACGCCAAATGATCACCTTAAGCATTACCGAACGCGCCGCTGTCCGTGCCGCGATCCAGTCCCACCCACAATGGAAGACCTACCGCCAAGCGAATGGCATTGACGCCTCCGCCCTTGGAACCGCCGGATGTATTCGCGCCGCCGAAGCCCTGAACATCGACATCCCCGCAACGATTGCTCACCTCACCAGAAAGACCGCCGACATGACAGACGCCGCCCCTACCTTGGGAATTGATATTCCTTACGCCACCGCGCCGACCGCTGCGCTCGACATTCCCGCTGCCGATCCGGTTGATTTTTTGAACATCAACAACTCGCTGACAGGATTTGAACCCGCGACAATCAAACAACTCGACAGCATCGCCGCCGCAATCGGACATGGCCCAATCTTTTCCACGTTGATACAGACCGCCACCACCTACCGCGACCAGTACTTGAAAGAGCGCGACAAGAAAGCCGCCCCCGCCCTGACAGTCTCCGCCGGACAGACCGCCGCCGGATTTATCCCGCCGACATGGAGCAAACAATTTCTAACAATGGTAAGCCTTGGAAAGATTGTTGCTCTCACCGGACCGTCCGGCAATGGCAAAACGACAAGCGCAAAGGCACTACTTGAACAGAACGACTGGCAAGTAATCGAAGCCGATTGCACCGCCGATACCACCGCCGCCGATCTCATTGGACGTAAGACAATAACAGCGGACAGCGGACAGACCGCCGTCACTTATGAAGACGGCCCCGTTGCGCGCGCCTTTTCCGCCGACAGAAAAACCGCCGTCCTCTTAAATGAATGGGACAGCATCGACCCCCGCGCCGCGATGGCTTTTCAATCCGCCTTTGAACCCGCCCAGAACGGATCGCGCCGGATCACCTTGCCAGAAACTGGCAGACAGATTGAAAGCAAGAACACCGTGATTTTTGTTCTCACGATGAACACCCTCGGCAATGGCGCGAGCCGTCAATTTCAAGGTCGCAACGCATTGGACGGAGCGAACCGCGACCGAGTGGAAATCATTCAAACCGCATACGAACATGACGCCGAACGCCTCATCGCGCACGGATACCAGAAAGAAACCGCCGATTATCTGGCAGACTGGGCAAAAGAAATTCGCGCAAAAATCGACAGCCAGAACTTGCGCTGTTTCGTGAGCCTTCGCCGCCTGATCACCGCCGCCGATCTAATCGACCGCGCCGGACTATCGCGGAGCCGCGCCACAAAACTTGCATTCTTCGACCGCCTCGAGGCTTCCGAACTTGCCGCGATTTCCTAAAACCGCAGATCGCACCCACTTTGGAACAAGAGCAGAACAGAAAGAAAAAATCATGAACCTAGTTTCGCCAATCAAAAAACTATCGGACGGACGCGCAATCGTCGAAATCGACTACAGTCTTGCCGCAACTTTTAACGATGCACCAACGGAAGAATTCCGATCCGGCAAGCGCGGTCAACAATACGAGAACCACCGCATTGCCGCCGCGACCGCAACAATCCCGACCGCAACCCGCAACCGCGCCGAACAGCTTTCCCGAGGACTGGCAGACGACTTCCAAACCTACCGCCGCGACTGGCAGACGCATCAGGACAGCGGACGCCTCGACAGCCGCGCCTTCACCCGCGCCCTTGAAGCCGGAATGACAGGACGCGATCCGCAAGAGACGCGCCCTTTCAAACGCTTGACCACCGTTGCAAAGAACGATCCACCGACGATTGCAATCGTTGCCGATTATGCTTGGAGCCTTCGGAACGACGACAGCACATATGAGGCGCGAGTGGGAACGCTTGCTTGCTCTATCCTTTGGGCTTGCGAAACCGCCGACCTACCTTGCACCTTCGCCGCTGTTCGAGGTGACTGGAATGGACAATTCCACGGAGCACGGACCGAACGGAAAAGCCTCATTGCAGTGCTTGCCCAACCTTCCCGCCCTTTGACCGCCGCCGCTTATGCCGCCGCTGTCGGACAGCAAGGACAGGATGCGTTCATCTATGCGGCTTGCTATGCCGGAACCTTGCCAAGCGCATTGAGCGGGAAAAGC